TTTACACCTGACATCCTAGCGCAAAATGACTTTTTACGAGCCTTTTTTTTGCCAGTTGGCTTTGACTCAGTTACTGGAGGCTTTAAGTTGGCTCCTGTTTTTCGCTTGTAGTAATTGCGACCAGCTTGAGTTAAGCCACCCTTCTTGCTTTTGTGCTCCTTACGCATTAAGCCTGACCTCTTGGCATAGGTTGGCGCATAGGACGACCCATAGGACGCTGCATCTGACCAGCCATACCAGCTGGCATCTGACCCGTAGTAGGACGCTGCATCCGACCAGCCATTTGTCCTCGCATTGGACGCATTGGGCGTTTAGATGGGTTTGGCATTTGCTCATCCATTTGCTCAGTTAAATACTTTTTAACCTTTTGCTTATCGTAAGAGCGAGGCATTTTCTTAGCTGTCTTTTTCTTAGCTGTTTTTTTCTTAGCTGTTTTCTTCTTGGCTGGACGACCAACCTTACTTCCGTATGTACCTTTTCCTGATGGCATGATATTTATTATTTTACTTGTGAAGAGCCAAAATAGAATCCTACAATGGCCAATGCTGTTTGACGAACCTCTGGTAATATCAGGTATCCCTGCGTATGCACCAGTTTAGAGCCTTTAAATAGCCCTAGAAAGCCCTTTGTTTCTTCCTGAAGGGTAACACCCACTTCAGTGAATGCGACGATAAATGGGGCCAATACAATCGCAAAAAAGGTTATCCCAACTAGGAACCTGCGAACCATTACTCCACCCTCGCGTTTTGCAGCAGCATCAGCTGACTGATCAGCAATTTGCTGTTTTTTAATCATACCCTCTAGCATGATTGCTTGATTTTGCATCTGAGAAGCGATTAGTTTCATAATAAATCCACTAATCCCGCCTCCGAGCATTGCTAGTAACTCTGGGGTCATTTCTTTCGGATTTCCTGAATTACCTTAACTGCGGATGCAGTCATATATACAAGAGTTGCAATACCAACAATAAATCCAAGAATTTCGTTTACTGGAGTCAATCCAATGGTAGCTAAAAATCCTCCAGTACCTAAAGTTGATTTATAGATAATTTCTTCGCTCATTAGTCAGTAAATTGAGATGCTGAAATTTGAACATTTCCGCTAACCGCCAAAAAGCGAGCTTCCTTGGCTGCTTCAACGCTAACCCAGTAGTTAGTGTTTTCCTTTAGAATGTGACCATTTGAATCATTTGGAAAGCCAGAGTTTGCAAATGTGCAATAAACATCACCATCCTGAACGTCAAAAAAGACATATTTTGTTGCGCGATCAAATTTAAATGTAGATGGAAGTGCCTCAAATCTTTTTGTCCCTGAAGAAGTAACAACTAAGTTACGCATAGGGGCTGTTGAATTGGGCTTTGGGTATAGATTTGTTGTTCTAGTGTTCATGATTATCTAGATTGTGAGTTGACGTAAGTTGGGATTCGCCTTCCTACGAAGTTGTTATTAGAAATTGTATCAAGCTTGCCAAGCTCCCTGTCCATGTAGTCATTTGCAATGCCTTCCTCAAGGATAGCTTTTTCAATCTGACCATCCATTCTTAAGAAGTCAGCATATGATGCATGAGCAATATACTGAAAAAATTCAGCTGGAACCGAGCTTTCGTCATTTTCAAATTCATAATAACCAGACTTATATGTAACATATACTGATGGAGAATTTGATCCATTGAAATTAATAATGTTAGCACCACTTAAATTTACATAAAAATCGTAACTAAGTACGGATTTATTTACTAATGGTTTTTCCCTTGATATAGAAATAAAGTCTCGTATTGTGTACGAGTCAGCCTGAGAATAGGGTACGCGATTGTCTCCACTTATTGTTCTCTCCTCACCAACTCGTAGATAGCGAGGCCACATTAAGCTACTTTCGTAAATTTCATCAAGGCGACGATTCGCAAAATTTAAAATGTATCCATTTTCCTCTGGCGTGAATGAATTCACCCCTGCCAGTGACTTAATCAATGATACTAATTGACTGTATGTTTTATTTTGCACTAAATTTTATACCTTGTTAGGACTTAAGTCCGTAAATGTTTTATTATAGTAACGCAGAAATTCTTTTGAGTGAACATGCTCAGGGCCGTACTTCTTAATCATTCGGAAGTAATCACGGGCAGGAATAGTTGCTACGCACTTTCCTAGGACTGGGTGAGTTTTTCCCTTTTCGGAGAGTGCTTCCTTGCGAGCTATGTTACGTCTCTTGTGCTCTGTTGCTTTTTCGTGAGCAAAGTTTTGTTTGATATGATCAGCAAATGCAGCATCAATTGCTGACTGGCTGATTTCATGTGGCTTGCTTAAAATTTCCATAATAAAAGGTGGGGGGCTTTCGCCCCCCAACCAGAATTATTTAGCTTGCTTGTCCTTCAATAAGACCGTGAGCCTGTGGGTGATAAACACCGAGGGTCAGGGCGCAGTCAACATAACCGCGCTCACCGCCACCAAGGTTAGGCAGGCGGGAAGTACCCATTGGGATCAACTCGTGAACGCCGTAGTACTCAGGGTTAATCAGGAATCCAGATCCCTTATTTGTTTTGGGGTCATTCACACTATCCGTGAATGTTGGCATACAGACAGGGTTTCCATTAACAATAGAAACAATGCCGTGATCGCTTTGGTAAAGCTCAACAGAGAGCTTAATGTCAGCGGAGCCGCCATCATAATTAACAGTGCGAACTGAATCTTTATCAGTGCCACTTACTCCAGCTACACGAGCAAAGTCGCTAATAGTGCGACGAAGACCAGTGTTAGCCACAAGTGTAAGACCATTGCTAGTACCATTTACTTCGTAGATGCTAGAGATTAGATCGTTGAATACAGTTTCGTTAAACGGAGTTGCCGTATTTTGTTCTGTTGTGTAGACGCTAGAAGCAGGGGTTGCAAATCCATCTGGAACCTCAACACCAGCAGCAGGGTCGCTTTGCAGGTAAGCACCCAATCCGCTTAGCTTATAAGCAGTGGAAGCAGCAGCTTGAACCTTTACGTTTTCCGAGCAAAGAGTCTTTTCAACATCTCGCTTGAGTTCACGAACAGCCTTAGCTTCTGCTTGGGCAATTTTAGCTGGGCCAACGGAATCAACTGCATCCTGAAGTTCAGAAACCATGTAATCACGGCGGAACTTCTGAGTGTAGTTGCCCATACGAGCACGACCATTGAACTTGTCGGTGAAGGTTGTTACATCAGCACCTTCAACAATACCATCGGTATTGGGATCATCAAGAACATCAACAGTCCACTCACTGTTGGTTGCCGAAGCCTTTTTCTTGGAAGCACCAGAGAGAACGGGAGTTTCCTCTGGAGCAAGGATAGTCAGGACATCTGTCAAGTCTTCGCGATTGGAGACAGCAGATCCTGGGTTTGTAGTATCGTAAGTATTTGAGAATGACATAATTAAGTAAGTAGGTAGTTATCGGCTCATTTGAGCCGCTCTAAGTTTAATGAAGTCCTCAGCAGTTCCGCTTGTGGCAAAATTGCTTTTGATGTTACGAATCAATTTCTCACCCTTTTTAACTGGCTTCTCAGAGATAGCAGCAGCATTTCCAACTGGTTTAGGCGGAGTAATGCTTTTAGATGGTTTTACTGGAGCATCCATATCCACTAGTTTTCGCTCTCCGTACATACTATTAGCTGCATGAGCTAAAATGTATGGCATTTGAGCCTTTAGTGATGGATCCGCTGACTTTAGACTATCGGTTAAACGCTTATCAGAAAGCATAGCTTTGTATCGCTTATTAACCTCATTGTCGTTGTCATTAGTCCAAGGAATTTCAGTGCGAGCCTTTTGAACAAATCCTTGTTCTAGTTGCTTGCCCTGAGCTACTGACCTAAGATATGCAGCCTGTTGTGGGATGTGCTTTTTCTGAGCTTTTCGCGCATTCTTAAGAATGTCACGAACCTCACGTTTAGTTACATCCTTATTGTTGAGTTGGGCTACAACATCACTAGGTGAAAAAGAGTCCGCGCCATAAAGTGTTTCCTCAGCCCACTCAAGGACATCTGAAACCTCTTTTGCTTTGGCTTGTAACTCCTTCGCATTTTTAATTTCCTTATATGGATTGTCCGCCAGATCACTTTGACTTACCTGCTTTGTGCGTTTCTTTTTAGAAACTTCCTGCTCAAGAGCCTTTAAGCGTTCTTCGGCTGCTTTTCGCTTAGCGGTTAATTCCCCAAAGCGAGCAACTGCACGAGAACCAAGCTTTTCGGATAACTCCTTAAGCTCAGCATCTGACATATCATCTAAATCTACCTTTGAAAGAACATCAGCTTCAGGTTCCGCCTCTTCCTTAGCCTCTTCTGGCTCAGGGGTCGGTTTTGGTTCCTGTACTGCTTTGTTAATCCGAGAATTAACAAAATCATCTGGAGATATATTCGTATTAGGAGTTTCAACGAGTTCGGATTGCTCCTCAGCTACGTTTTCTACTTCTACTTCCGCTGTTGTTTGAACGGATTCAGCGTTTTCCGTTGTGACTTCATCTTGCATATTATTTTCCACTCCTTAACGCCGAGCGATGGCGATGTTTATATATTAACACACCTATCAAGTGCTAAATAGCATTTAATAGATGACGATTTTTTTCAAAGTCAGTTATTTCTAAAATTTGATCGTACGAAAGAATTCTGCCAGAAATCTGCTGAATCTTTTCAGACGAACTCTCATGCATTTCGGCAATGCACTCATTGCGTAGTAATTCAACAAAAGCCAAAAAGCGGATAAACGCATCATGTGTTTTAAGGGTATCTATATCTTTATCTATATTACTCATTACTTAGCTAGTTTTTTAAGCTCTGTGGAAACCTTTTCCATTCTTTTGCGGATTCCGCGAATGTTTGGATCAGTTTTAGCTCTTCGGTATTCATCATTATCCAAAAACTCCTCGGAGGCTTGCAAGTACTTGCCCTCATTGATCAATCTGCGAGTTTCTGGACTTCCTTGAATTGACCCCCTGAAGTGCTCGCTAAATATAGCATCTTTAAGTGGCTCAGGAAATGAGTGAAACTTTGGCAATAGACTTGAGATATTTTTAGCGCGGATTCGCACATCCTTATCAAGTAATCTTTCTGCCTCCTCTTCGGTAATTAACGCATCTGGGTTTACATCTTCCCCGTAGTGGCCATAACCAATAGTATAGTGCTTTTCTTTTGGGTCAGGCTTATAAGCATCAAGTCTAAGACCTTCGGCTTGCCTAATAATGCTTTTATAGCGATTAACAGTCATATCTTCGGCTCGCTTATTGCCGTATTGGGTTTTTGACATATTCTGAGCCATAATTATTTCTGATTCATTGTCTGAGTGTTCATCTCACCCATTTGGGCTGGGTTAGTACCAATCTTACCAATTTCAGCATTTTGTTGCTGTTGAATCTGGAAGTTGTACTGCTGGGCATATTTTTCAAGGCGAGCCTTGAATGCCTCGTCGCTTTGCAGACGCTGACCAACATCAGGTTGTTGAGCATATTGTTGAATTGCTTGAAGTGCAACTTGAGCACCGTTTGGTCTTGCTGGAACCTCAATACCAGCATAGATTTTGGATAAGTCATTCGTAATTTCCTCACGAATATCTTTTTGTGCATCCTCCTGTGGCTTAATAATAGAATCAGCCATAATTGGGTCAATTGCATTGGCGGAAACCTCAAGCAGCTGGTCAATACTCAACCGACCATTGCGATCCATTTGGGATAACTGCAATAATTGCTGCAATTTCTTTTCTTGTGTCTCTGGATCATTGTTAAGTACGTCATACGATATGATAATATCATAATCCTCACTTGGATCACCCTTCTGAAGAACTTGAGGATTTGATTCTCCATAAATCTTGAAGAACAACTCATCAGGCCCAAAACGCTGGAAGCACTTAAATGCCAACTTAAGAACCTCGGCTGAGTGACTAAGGAACTTATCAACAAAGAACTGTAGCCTGTTCTGGGATATTTGAGATTCATCCAATCCGCAAAGTCGGTTAGCTTGCTCCTCAAGGGTAGTCTCAATTTCAATGGATCCACTTGGTGCGGGCGGAGAAGGAGCGAACTCAATGTCCCCCTTGCGACGATAAGGAATGAATCGGCCAGGGCCGTACTCAAGCGGTGCTTGCCCCTTGGGGTGCATTAATGGCGGAAGGGTAGCCCAGCTGTTTCGGTCAATCCGAGAGTCGCGTTCAATCTTAACCTGATTCTGAATCCCGCGAAGCAAAGCAGGCAAAGAATTAACATCATATAGGCGTTTTGAGTCCTCTGATAATTTAGTTACTACAACTGGGTAGTCGTCATAACCATTCATTAACTCAAATTTAGCATAAGGCGTAACAATTGAATCATCATCCAGATCCTTGTGGAAGATGGTTTCGTAGATTCCCTCTGCTCCATCCTCATCAATTAGTCGCTGATAGCCATGAACAATCTCAATTAGGTCTTCAGCATTTGTAAATGAGTCAGAAATTACACCATTGTTGTAGCTAATGGCTGAACTGTCGTGCTCAATGGAGCTCGCTCGTACGCCCTTATAGTGATCAATTACATAATCAACAAAATCCTCATTCCACCCATCTGTCATAACCTTGTTTTCTAGCTCCTGAGGAGTATAGAATGTCCGCCAGAAGCAGTAAGGTGCTCGCTGAGGATCAGTAACATAAGTAGGGAATAAGAAATCACCATCAGGGGCCAGTGTTTTAACCTCTGGAGAATCAACCTGACGGCGAATAACTGGAAATTCTGCTTCACCAGTTTCTCGCAAGTCTGAGATCGCTTGTCGGGCCTTCTTTTCGGTTAGACCCTCAAATGCCAACATTAAAGTTTGCATAACCTCTTCGTCCGCATACCCAGATCGGAACATCTCCATTGCTTCTGGGGTTCGCCCAGCAATCTGAGAAATGTTTAGCTTTTGAATAAAGCGACGATCTTCACGATGCCACCCGACATAGGTAATTAAAATCCCGCGCTCAAGTAAGTAATTCGCGCCGAGCTCCATCTCTCGTTTGAAGCGAGGAATGTATCCAGATGAGGCCATCCACTTCATAAACGACGAAATCATTTTAGCTCGCCCAAGGTGAGCCATTGAAGATGGAAACGCTTTAATGTTGGCTCTAGAGAGCGTAGAGA